CCCTCCGTTGTTTCTTTTTCAAAACAAGCTAATTTTGTATTTTTGCCGATCGGTCTAATCATTTTTTTCCTCCTTAAAAAAATTAAATATAAGAATAAATTTTAAATTGTAAGACAAAAATCTTGATGGTCTGTATGTTTTTGTCCTGCATTTCTCCTCTTTCTACAGAACTTATTATTAAATTATTAATGTTTTCAGAGTAATAATTCATTAATAAATTAATAATAATTTCAATGTAACCCTCCATATCCGCTTCAAATTCTGTTGTATTATTTCTGCAAGCTAAACTTAAAACACAATTATTTATTGTCGTATAACTTTCGTTTTTAGTAATATTACTATATTCAAAATCAGTTCTATCAATTGTAAAAAATAGCTCTGGCAGCTGACTTGTAACATTAGTATAACTTATTGAGTTTATTAATTGTAAATTAGTATTATTCTCTAAATTATAACTTTGTATCGCATTATTAAGATTATTTGTAAAATATGTTTTTAATTCTTCAAGTATCAACAACGTTTTAGCCTTCATTCTTAAAATCCTGTATTAAATATTTTGCTATAATTTTAATAAGCAAATCCTTGTCAACTTGCCTTAATCCTTTTTCAGCATTCGTAAACAAAAAAGGTCTTGCTGGTATATTACCACGCCCGTATTGATGCGTATTTGCATAAATTGTATTTACTTTATAAATAATACTATTATTATCTATTTTAACGTTATTATCGTCAAACGTTTTTTTTCTTAAATCATCTGTAAGTCTTAATATCTCAAGTCTTTTAGCTTTTAGCCCATTACCCATAATTTCACCTTTCGCTACCATTTTCTTTTTTCTCTTCAAATATTTTTCGCTCAAAGGCGGCCACTTACCAAAAATTTCTCCACTTCTATAAAAATTTGTTTTTATCAGCCCTCTATAATATTTTTCAAAATCTCCTAATGGTTTTGAGACATCTTTTAATCGCTCTTTTATCTTGTTTAAATCGTATTTTTTAAAATTATTTTTACTAAATTCTATATTGACTTGCATTATTTCCACCACTCCGTTGTAATTGTGCCGTCTAAAAAATTACTCGACGGCTCAAATTTATTATTTTTTATTTTTAGATAATTTTCAATATTATTAAGAAATTTCTCATATTCACTTTTAAAATAAGAAGATTGACTACCTTCGTTTTGATTATTATTCAAATAAGAATTAAGTATCAAACCAGCAACACCCATACAAGTATATTTTTTTACAACATTTATTAAATCTGTATTACCTGTTATATCTATATTTTTATCGTCTAACTTCAATTTAATTTCACTTTCAATCAAATCTATTAAACTCTCGACCTGTATTGCTGTTGGGATTGTTGTTGTTGAAAAAGAATTATAACCAATAAATATTGCTACATCGGTTGGACTAATCCACATTTTTTATTCCTTATTATTTAAATTTTTTGGCTTTCTACCTCTTTTACTTAAAAGACCTTCTATCTTTTCTTTTGCCTCTTCTGTTTTTTCGTTTAATGCTCTGTATAAATATCCTTTCTCGTTTAATTTATTTAATATTTGCTCTTTAGTATACATTTTACCTTTTATAACATTGCTTATTATATCCCCCCGTTCAAAGAGTTTACCAAACAAGATAAGTCTTTGTTTTGCTACAAACATTTTTCGCTCCATTTTTTAAAATTTAGGTGGCATAAAGCCACCTTTTTGATAAAAATTAGTTGTCAACCTTAACGATTGACATTGGGTTACCATACCCAGCATTTGCTCTTGCTGTGCTAAAATATTTTATAAATGGGCTGTCTTTCTCGTCAACCATTTCGAAAGTCGGCTCTTTTCTGGTCTGGAAAATAAATGGTTTAACTACTGCATTCTCATTAATTACATAATAATCATTATTTGTAATGTTTTGCTCAAAATTAATTATGTAATCAAAGCTATCTTTTAAAGCATTTGCGCCAATTCCAGCTATATCAATCTTGTCAGCAACCTTCAGAGTTTGGAAAATCGACCTTAATTGTGGTGGGCATAATACTAATATCTTACCGCCTCGGTTGTAAGCACGACCATTTCTTGCCTTGAATGTATAAAGTCTATCAATAGCACTATTCAAATCGACATAAACTTTATCAATTGTTGCTCCAGTCCCCGATACTATATTATCAAGAGTATTTGCTCCTTCGATGTTAGGTCTTGTATCTGCAAAAAAAGCTACCCCATCGAACGCATCCCCATTTGTAGTTAATAAATCGGCTATTAATTGAGTTGGAAAATCAACCCAATTTCTCGACGCTTCATTTACAAACTTCTCTATCTGCGGTAAAACCCCATTCTCTTTCGTGTCTTCTATAATCTCTCTTTTAATAGGGATCCCAAACTGCCAACTTTTATTTTTTATTGTGTATTCAAAAGCTTTGAATCCATCCCAATTAATAGAATCGACCCACTCCTGTATAGCAGGCATATTTTCAAAAAATAGAAAATCCTCGCTTGCATTTAAAGATTTAATGTTTTCGGTATATCTTTCATAGTCATTCTCTGTTTTATCTTGCAATTGCTTTGCAAATAAAACATTTATTTGTTTTAAAACTAAATTTGCATTATTAACTATCATTAATTTTTACCTCCTTTCTTTTTAAAAATATTAAGAGTTTTGTGGGTTTTGTTTTGGTAGAGCAAATAAATAATTACTTGTAATATTTACCAGTGCTCTATATTTACCGTATTTTGCCGCCAACTTTTCTACTATTACACCGTTCGGTATATAATCCCCAAGTGTAGAAGTCATTGCATTTGCTGTTTGACTAAATACCACTAAAGACCCAGACTCTTCGTTACCTGTTGCAACATTAACCTCAACAACCCCGTCGATTGCTATAAGCCTTCTTTCTGCACCAACGTTATCATCAACAACCACCCCAAAAATTATGTTAGATCCTCCTGCCGACGGAATTTCCCAGCGGGTTGACGTCGCATTATAGCTAACAATATCCCCATCTTTTAAAGAATCTCTATCTTCTTCTTTAATTAAAACACTTTGATATCTTGTTGTGTGAATATCTTTTAACATTTTACACCCCCTTATGTTTAATATAAAATTCTATATCTTTTGCATTATTCAGATCTAATTGTAAAGACTTCATTACAATTATATCTTCGTTTGTTAGATTATATTTGTTTGACAATTTAACAACTTCTTTCTCATTTTCAACGCTGTTTATCGCTTCAAAATACTTAATTACATCGTCTTTGTTTAGTTTATACTGCTTTTTCCAATAATCTGCAACAGAAATCTGTATTTTCTTTTGATTTAATTGTTTTTCTACAAAGTCCTCCGCTTCTCTGTTTAAAGCCTCTTCTTTTATAGCCGCTACTTCTTGTTTAGCTTTTTCTGCTTCTTGTTGTGCTTTTACAAGTTCTTCTTTTAGTAAGTCTAATTGTTTTTGTAAAGAATTAATTATCTCTTCTTTTGCTTCGCCCTGAGTAATTAAATCCTCAACGAGTTTTTTAACTGCGTCGTCTGTTATTTGAGATAACTCATAATTAATTTTTTTCATCTTTTTTGCCTCCTTAAAAAAAATAAAATTAGTTAGTTTTAATTGTTCCTGTAGTTTTTGTTGCCCCTGTAAGAGGGCTGGTATATTTGTAAAAGATACACTATTTAAATAAAATTCCCATTTTTTCCCCCTGTTGTCTACAATCTCCCCCCAACTTGGCGAGATATATCTATAAGCATTATCTTTTAAAAGTTTTTTACCCTCCTCTGTTAGTTCTATTATACCATAAAGCCCGTCGTCTTCAACTAACAACTCTTTTATTTCTCCGTAACTTTTACCCTGCTCGTGGTCTATATCAAGGAAGGGGCGTGGCAAATTGCTATTATAGAAAGTATCAATTATTTTTTCAAAAAACAAATCGTCAAAATTAAACCATTCTTGATATTTTTCAACAAAAAAACGTCCACGAGGGAAGATTAAAATTTTATTTTGATTGTTATTTGGAAAATCTTCTTTTAATTTACTCATACAATCTCTTATAAATTCTTGTTTGTCCATAACTCCTCCCGCTATACAGGTATTAATTGACATCGACAATGCCCGCCTTTTCGTAATAAACCAGAACAATTCGGGTTCACTGGGGCTGTTAGGCTTAAGCCTAAATCTTCTATCTCTTCTTTATTAATAATTATATTATGCAATGGACTACAAACATCACAGACGTTCTCATCTAAACTTGTAGTATAACGAAACTTTCTTACACCTTCACTTACAAAAATTTCATTTCTAGTATTTGTAATTTCGTTTTGCACACTCGTAATTAATTGTCTTTCTTCTTGTTTTATGTTATTTTTTATTTGTTTTTCAATATATTCATAACTCTCTGCACTATCAAACAAATCGAGTTGTAAACTATCTATTATTTTTATAATAAATTCTAATATAGGTGTATCTATCTCATTGTTAAATTTATACCTATGCGTTAGTTTATAATTTAACTTTTTTAATTCTTTAAGAGCTATATTACTGCTCTCTTCTTTAACTTTTTTAATCTTTTCTGCAATATCGTTGTAAAGTTTATTATAAATTTCAGTTGTATTAAAATTACTATTTGTTTTTTTTGCAATAAAAATATCGATTGCTATTTTTTTAATTAAATTATCAAAATAAACTTGCAAATCTTTTTCGGTCTTATCAAACAAATTTTTTAGTGTTTCGTATTCAAAAACCTCAAAATCATTTATTTTTCTCTGCCTTAAATTGATTTTATTATCTTTTCTATTTAAATTACCTTCTGTCTCAACGTTCTCCGTTTTTTCTGGTAATTGCAACAATTTTCTAATATAAGACAAGTCATCGTCGTTTAATTTAAGCCCCACATTTGCTAAAGTCGAAATTGTATTTGCAAAATTTTGCATATCAATTTCTGTTACATTAACAAATTTAAAAATCGGATAATCTTCTTTATTTAAAACAAGTTTTAAACTCGAGTTTTCTATAATAATATTACATAACCACTGAAAATAACTTTCTATTTCAGCCAAAATTGAGCCTACTTTTAATAAATAAGGGCTTTTTAACTCTTCAGCTGTCGCTCTCGCACCATTTTGCCCTAACCCAGTCGTCAAAAATTGTGTCAAAGTATTAAAGAAAATGTCTCTATTTAAAAATTCAAGTAGCGGCATTATATTAGATTGATTAACTGTTAAAAATTCTATTTTTTCTATATCGGTCTTACTAACGAGTGCATAAGCCCCGTCTGTTGCAGCTATATTCCTTAGTAATTTTTTATAAAGTTCGTTTTTAGACTCGTCATAGTTCTCTGTTGCATAAGCGATCGGCACACCAACGCCTCGTGCTATAGTCTTCTCTGCATATTTAATTAAGGCTTGTTTTGTCTTCACAAGCGGCAAAATTGCTCTTATTTCAGAATTGCCTCTAACATCGTTAAAAAATTGATGATGTATTACATAAAAAATATCTTCTTTATTTAAAGTAATAATATCTTTTTTGTCGTCATAAATCTCAAGACCAACAAAATCACCTTTACTATTATAAAGATAATTTACTATATTTTCATTTTTAATTGGAACTAATCTTATAATACGATTACATAATATATCTTCAAACTTTTCAACATTCCATACAATTTCAAAAAATTGACTTCCAGTAACAACTGCAAACAAACTATGATTTAACACATTGCTAAATCCGTCTATAAGAGAATTTATCGTAAATTCCAAAAATCTTTTTGCTTTCAATTGAGTTGTTGTTCTATCCCTTGCAATAATCTCAAAACCAGCTTGTTTAATAGGTGCTATTAATAAATCTATTGTTGTTTTAGTAAGAATGTCTGTAAAATAAATTTGCTCTAACTCTTTTAATAAAGAAGAATAGTCCTCTAATATATTCTCATTTGAGATTTGCCCAGAAAAGACTTTAATTTGTGAATTTAAAAGTTGCTGTTTTTCTAATAACTTATCGGTTTCGGTTTTCAAAAATCCCCTCCCCCGTAGTGTATATTTTTATATACACCTGTATAAAATATAACACATTTTATAAAAAAAGTCAAGTATTTTTTTAAAAAAAAAATAACATTTTATTTTTTTTATTATTAATTATATATATTGCCCGTTATTATTATAGCTTCGTTTTTTTGTGTTTTTTGCAATATACTTGCAAGGCTGTCAGGGGCATCATCATATTTCGCGAAATCTGTATACTCTAAGATTTGACTAACATAATCCCCTTGACAATTATTTGCAAAAAATATTTTATCCCAGTATTTTTTTATTGTCGTTATTATTTTAATATGTTTGTTTTGTTTTTCTGTATACGAAACAATCGGAATTGCTATTTTTTTCTGCAATTCTCTTGCAATAATCCCCTTGTCTGCGTTTGCTTCTATAAATAATTTACAAACATTATATTTAATTGTTAAATCAATTATCTCGCTTTGCATATCGTAAGTATTTTTTTTATACACAAAGCCAGTAACAACTATTCTTTTGTCTTCACTATTAGTCAAAATAGTAATTGCTGTATAATTATCCCCGTCGAAACTTGTATCTATGTGCATAAAATTTTTTGTTTTATTAAAATCAAATCTTATGTATTTAGCATTTTTAAAATAAGTCTCATCACTGTTTATGTGTTTTAATTCGTAATTACAAGCAAAAAGGGTCTGGGGCATAGTTTCACGTAATAAATTTATCTGCTCTTCTGTAAATATTTTACTTTTATAAATATCTGTTTTTAAAAAAACTACTTTTTCTTGCTTCTCTAAAACACCAAATAAATCATTTTCGGACCAAGGAGTTCCTGTTATAATAATCCGCCCGCCGTCAGGATTTAGTATATTTTTTAACTCGTAAAAAAAATTAATCGTTCGTTGACGCTCTCTGTTCGAGTATCTATCTTTTTCTGTTACTATGTCATCGCAAACTATTAAATCGAAATGTAAGCCAGTAAGGTTTTTACCAATACCCCCACAAAAAATGCTTGGCTCTCTTCTCGTAAACCCTATACGTAGCATACTTTTATTCTCTTCAAATTGCTGTGTGTCTATGTTGTAAAGCATTTTAAAAAACAATCTTATTTCATCTTTTTTAATATTTTCCTTTATTTCATATAAAAGTTGACTTGCTAAATCATCAGACTTTCTAATTATTAGGATAGATTTCTTGGGGTTTAACAATAAATATAATATTATTGATAAAATAATTGTCGTTGTTTTATAAGAGTTTCTATGTGCTAATAATACTCTTGTGTTATACCCTTTTTTTCTGAAAAGAAAATTATACCACCCAGAGTGGAGGTCGGTTAATTTCATATAACCTAAAAGTTTTGCAAACTTGCTTAAGTCGTTATGAAATATATTAAGATAATTAACATATTTATCAATTTCAAACATTTTCTTCTAATTTTCTCGTATTATAGCATCAATTTTTTTTATAGTTGCATCGACATTAATGTCTGCGACAACCTTTATCACTTCAAGTCCATTTATTTTGTCAATTCGTGATTGTATAAAAGCAGCAGTTTTATAGTCGTGATTTTTCACAGCAAGCCTATATAATTCTTCGTATCTTGCCATCGATTTTTTCTTTATTTCGACAAAATTATCAATATTTATTTCTCTAATTCTTTCAAGAGCAGAATTAAACAATTTTTTTGTTGCAAATTGTTTTATATTATATTCTTTTTCACAAAATCTTTTTATATCAGAAAATCTTTGCCCTTGACAAATTAAAGAATATATTACATTTATTCTCTCTTCTCTTTCTGCACGTGTAGATCTCATATTACCTCTATCTAAAATGTTAAATAATAAACATTTTTTTTAATTTTAATTTATAATATATAATATAATATATACTTTTAAAAATGTCA